TGTAGCACCACAAGCTAAAGTTACTGTTGTGCCTGACTCACCTAATGTAAGTGTGCTGCCTGTTCTTTTTGTTACTGTGTTTACTTTAATTGTACTCATAATTTATCCTATTGAAATTTGTATCTTATTACTACTATTCCTGAACCACCATCTCCACCACATCCTCCTGCACCACCACCAGTATTGGCTGTTCCATCTCTACAAGCATTATGTGCACCACCTGGTGCACCACCACCTGTTCCTCCTGTTCCTCCTGAACTAGAAGTATATGTTCCTCCACCTCCACCACCAGCAAAAGCTGTTGGTGTTCCAGTAATGGATGTTGTTGCTCCTGCTCCACCCGCTCCTCCAGCACCTGGTGAACCTCCACCTCCTGCAGCAGTTGCTCCACCACCTCCGCCTCCACCTAGTTGTGGAAAACCTACACTTGGTGGACTTGAACCACCAGCGTTTCCTTGAGGTGGACTTACTGGAGGAGTGTTACCTGCTCCTGGACTTCCATCTCTACCTGCTCCACCACCAGAACCTCCAGAATTGCTTGGACCTCCTGGAAAATTTCCACCGTAACCTCCACCTGCTGAAGTGATTGTACTAAAAATTGAATTTGATCCATTACTACCAGGAGCTGCCCCACCTGCTCCTACTGATATTGGAAATGTAGATACTGTTAATGTTAAAGCTGAACAAGGTGTTGCTGCTAATGGGGATGCTGTGTAAGGGTCAGTAGATAATTTACCTTCTCTAAATCCTCCAGCTCCACCACCTGCACCAATTGGTGATTTTGAACTACCTCCACCTGCAACAACCATATATGATGTTTTATTATTTGCTGGATCTGTTGCTAAACCTGAAACAGCAAAACAACCATCTGCTGTGAAAGTGTGTATTTTAAAATCTCCTGAAGTTGTAATTGTACCGCCTGTTGCTGCAATAAAAGCAGTTCCTGAAACATTACTTGTTGAGTCTTGTATATCTTGCCAACCTTTTGTGCCATCAACATAAATAAGAGTTACTGACTGTGATTCTGTGACTAAACTTGTGTTTGCACAGACACCATTTATTTTTGATCCATTTCTACAAAGAGTTACTGCGTTTGTATCCCAAGTGTTTGCATAATCTTTTAAAGCTATAATATCACCAGCACTTGGCGAAGCTGGTAATGTAACTGTTATTGCTCCACCACTAGTATTAACAAAAAATCCATCTCCACTAACTGCTGTGAAAGGACTTGTCTTTGCCGTAGTACACCAATCAACAGTCCCTGTTCTTCCAAATCCTGATTGAGTTGCACCTGATGCAAGATTAACAGCACCACCACATCTACCTAATGTTACTGTTGCACCATCAACTACAATCGTTTGACCAGAACCTGATCCAACTGTCGTTGTTGATCCACATTTTTTAATAATGTTAGAATCGTCTGAAACTTTTTGTATGTTATCTGTTTTAATTATACTTGCCATAATTTATCCTATTGAAATTTATATCTTATTATTACTACTCCTGATCCTCCTACTGCTCCATCTACAGCTGAATTAGAGCTTGGACCACCGGCACCACCGCCAGTATTTGCTGTTCCATTATCACCTGCGGCATTAGCATTAGTTCCTCCACCACCACCTGAACCAGCAGAACCCATACTTGCTCCACCAGGAGTATAAGCACCACCTGCTCCGCCTCCTCCTCTAGTTACTGCTGAACCTGAAATTTCTGTTGATACTCCATTACCACCATTACCTGATGAAGAGCCTGAAGCGTTACCACCCGCTACGCCTGCTCCACCTCCGCCTCCACCATTTGTATCTGGACTACCAGGAGGACTTGTTCCTCCATTTGTACCTTGTGCTGGACTAACGGGAGGTGTGTTTCCACATCCACCTGCTCTACCCAAACCACCACCTGCTCCGCCACCACCAGAACCTCCAGGACCACCTGCTCCTGGTGCTACAGGACCTGCACCTCTACCACCACCTGCTGAAGTGATAGTTGAAAATATTGAACTAACTCCTTGATTTCCCGGTTGTTCAGGAGCAGAACCTGCATCACCTCCTGCACCTCCTGCACCTATTGTAATTGGATAAGATCCAGCTGCAACTGGTAAACCTGCTGGTGCTACTAAAGGACTAGCTGTGTAAGGAGTTGCTGGTGTTTTACCTTCTCTAAAACCTCCTGCTCCTCCTCCACCTGCTGAATTACCACCTGAAGTTCCTGTGCCCCCACCACCTCCTACAACTAAATATGAAACATTATTGTTAGCTGGTGTTGGTGCTGTATTAATTTTAAAAGTTCCATCTCCTGTAAATGTGTGAATTTTAAAATCCCCACAAGTTGCTATAGTTCCACCACACGCACAAATAAAAAGTGGAGCACCTTTAACAGTGTCATCCGTTTGAATATTTAACCATCCTTGAGTTGCATCAACATAAATTAAAGTTATTGAATCTCCTTCTGTAGCTATAATTGGAGTAAGAGTAGAACCAGAAATGTTTGAGCCATTTCTACAAATTGTAAGATTGTTAGTATCGAAAGTATTTGCATAATCTTTAATAGAAACAATATCTCCAGCACTAGGACTTGCCGGTAGTGTCACGGTAACTGCACCGCCAGTAGTATTAATAAAATACCCATCTCCACTAACAGCAGTGAAAGGACTTGTCTTTGCAGTCGTACACCAATCTACAGTTCCAGTACGACCAAAACCTGTTTGTGTAGCACCACAAGCCAAAGTTACAGCTGTTCCAGGACCACCTAATGTAAGTGTAGATCCACTTTCTTTATCAATTTCGTTTACGTTTACTTTACCCATTATACAACTACCAATGTCCCTGTTACTGTGATTGTAGCAGGAATAGTAATTGGTCCTGCTAGAACACCATTTTCAATAGTTTGTGTTCCATCAATCGTTGCCGCTTGATTTTTTATAAATTCATCCGGTGATGTCTGTCCTCCAATATATTGGATTCCATTTACTACTGCAGTCATAATTACTCCTACGTACTAATTTGGTCGATGAATGAAGTAATTACATCTAAACTAGATGCGGTATTACTAACTGCTTCTAATACATCGCCATTTTTTAAAACAATCTTCGCGCCGCCTTGGATTAATTCAATAGCTGAATTAGGTGGTATAACAACTCCTTTTGCTAAAAAGAAATCATTACCGCCATTTGCAATTTTTACATCGACTTCAATTGTAGAAGATGTAACATTACAACATCTGATACCAATAACTGCATCGAAGTCTCCGCCAGTTACTAAAGTAGTATCACCTGTTCCAATTTGTCTTTGAAGATTATTTCTGAAATTTTGTGCCATACTTTTTTCCTTATAATGCCACCGCCATTGCTAAAGCAAAGCCTGCGCTTGCTGCTCCGACTGGTGTTCCTGTTGCGTCTAAATAGACAGATTTGCTAGCTGGTAATGTACAGAATACATCTTTAGTGCCTGCAGAAAAATTTACTGCTGCATCTGAATTAGAACTGGAGATAACTGTAGTTCTAGTTAGATTTGCACTTGTTCCGTCTAATGTACCTAGACCAACTTCAAATTCAGTTGTTCCTTGATTAAATATACAATAGTAAGTCGTATTGTTATTTCCAATACCTTGTGCAAAAGTTTCAAAGCCAGTCACTGCTGCTCCAAGTGCAAACGCACCTGTACCAGTAGTTGTACTATTTACTTTTACTCTATCATTTATTACTAACGCCATTTAATCTCCTTATGATGTTATACTTATAATCGCATTGCTTGGTGTAGCAGGATCAGGGAACGAAATAGTGAAGTCACCATTTGTCGCTGTCTTGTCACCACCAAAATCCAATACCACAACTAATTTGTTAGAGCTACTTGTATTATAAATAGCTGCGAACGCTGCAGTAAAAGTAGCGCTAGAAAAAGTTGTATCAGTAAAATCAATTGCAGTTGTTGCTGTTGTTGCAGTTACTGTTTGACCTGTTAACGTATTTCCACCAGAAGGATAGTTAGAACCACCTCCTGAACTTACTTCACTTGTTGCAGAAAAAACTGTGCTTGATGTTGTGTATGGATTAGCTGTATATAACGCTATCTTAAAAGTATTTCCACCAGATGCAAAGTTATGCGTTCCTGATGCGAGTTCACCTTTAAATGCGAATGGTACAATATTTGCCATGTGTTATCTCCTTATTTATTACTTGATGGTGATTTAGATATTAGTTGAGCGCGAATTTCACCATCTTGATATTCGTCTCGGCGTCTTTGACCAATTTGTTCGATCGCATACGATTCTAAAGACTTTTGATATTGTCCTGTATAGTATTGTAGCATATCTGCAGGACCTTTCAAGTATCCATATGTGTTTACCAAACATCCATATAAAAGTAAATCTGAATATTTGTTTGACAAATATGTGCCTGTTGTGTCTGTTGTAATACTTGTAGGCTCTTTATCATAAGATAAAGTGATAGAATAAGTCTTATCTGGCGTAGGAGCTACTACCCAAAAATTCTCATCCCAATTAGCATAATATTTTGGTATATCAACTGAACTACTTCCTGGAGTAGCATAATATTCAGCTATAAAACTTGTATCTCTTTGTTCTAAATAAAACTGATCACCTTCTGAATTTGTTAATTGAACATATCTAATAGCTCTTAAATCAGATGGAATAGTTACATATCTATTTCCAATAATTAAATTAGATGTTGCATAAAAAACATTTTGATCTGTATCTATTTCTCTGTAAATTTTAAGTTCTGAATTTTTAATAATTCTAGATAAAACAGAGTCAGAAAGTACATTACTATCTACTTCTGTATAGTTTCTAATATCAGTTTGTAAATCTGTTAAAGTATATGCCATTATCCGTTTACTACCTCAAGTGTTACTGGTCCTGCTGAACAATTATCTCCACCACCTTGTATATTACCTATTGTTGCATTACTAGTGCTTGTTATATAAAAATAATTTATTGGACTCGTTAAAGGATCAGAAGTCGTAGCTCCTGTAACATTACCTGCTGAATCTATT